GTGCTGAAGCCTGAACAGTTTCTGCGGCTTCAACTGGGGCTGTGTTTTCTGACACAGTTTCCTCCTCGATGGTTGTCTCCTCAGAAACGGGCGTTTCTTCGGCTTCTGATGCAGCGACTTTGGTTATCTCTGCACTAGAAAATGCTGGGTTGGTGACGAGTGCAACTCCCACCAATTCGGCTCGACTGAACACAGTCACGCCATCAATGTTTTCGGACTCCTGGCCAAGCGCTTCAATGCTGAATGCCGGGCGAAGTCCTTCAGCTGCTTCAACAAGTGCATCAGAACCTGCAGTGGTTTGAGCAATCTTGAAGTCAGCGTAAATACCATCTGCTTTAGATTCGATGTTGATAGCACGACCGACTGGCTTGGTGCGATCATGTTCAAGGTTTAGTTTGATAGCAGACACATCTGGGATTTGGATTGAATCCTCGAGGAACATGGTGCGCCCAATGTTTGGTGTACCAACTTCATTGAATGGCACAATACGGCCTGAGATGATTCGTTTAGGTACATCCGCTGCAAGGATGTCCATGCTCATAGTGATTTTCATTCTGTATCCTCTACATTGTCTGCGCCACGTGGGGCAAGGTCCTCCATTGCACGAGCCTCGTTAATGTCAATAATTCCATTGCTCAATAGCGAAGTCGTAATTTCGGTACGGGTTTTAGCATCCTCACGCAAGTAATCATCGAGACTAAAGCGAACAAAGGTTCCAGCAGCTGTGATGTCCGGCATGTTCAAGCGGTCCTCGATAGCGGAGATGTATCCACGCAAAGTGTTATTCACCAAGTCTTTACGCACATCAACTGCGTTTGAGTAAGTCATGTTTGCCATCTGGTCAGCGCCAACCACATAGGCAGGCACGTTCATTAGACGGGCAATCTCAGATGAAATGTGTTGGCGTGCTTCCACCAATTGAGTTTCACGACTTGAGAAGCCAACAGTTTGGTATTCAAAGTTAGAGTTTAGGTAAGCAGTGGACTTAGTTTTACGGGCCTGCTTCCAAGCGGTTAGGCTGGAAATGATTTGGTCCTCTGATAAGTCAAAGCCAGAGTTCTTTAGGATGCCCATCGGAATTGGGTCTTGGCTAGCGTTATAAGCTGCACTCTCAAGCGAATGAGCAGTGGCAATAGTTTTACCACCTCGAGCAAGCACACCATCATCTAAAGCTTGATAAGTGATTAGGCTTCCAATACCAGACATTGGAATCGCTGTGTTATCAACATAGTATTGAGCAATTTGCGTATTGGAAGTGTTTGTATCCCAAGTGACTCTGCGTGGATCTATCCACTGGAATCGGCTAGGGCGATTGTCCTCGGCATAAGTGTTGGTGACCTGCCAGTAAGCACGCCCAAAGAATGCGAGACTATCAATGGTCCACGCCATAGTGACAGACCTAGGTGTGTTGGTGTCTGGCTGTTCCATCCAAGAATGGCTACGCATGTGGCGACCATCACGTGCATAGAGTTCCAGTGGGATTGAGCCAAGGGTATTGCAGATGACGTTACGAGCTCGAGCGATAGCCGGTACTTGCATAGCGGTTTCTCGAGTCACCGAATAATTGTCAATAATTCCCCAAGGCATAAAGGCAACAGCCTTATTTACATTAGGTGCAAGTTCAGCCTTGATTTGGACAGGCTTGCGGAATTGGTCAAATAGTCCCATAGGTTGCAAATTGTCCCACACCCTGTGGATAACTGCAACTAAAACTGTGTATAAGTGGAGGCGTAGGGAATCGAACCCTAGTCCTAACTCATTCCGCAAGCGGTCTTACGAGCTAGTCGAAACCATCCGCCCCCTAAAGATGAAGCCCCAGCATCAGAGAGGCGAATACTGGGGCTTCGTAGGTGGAAGGGACCTACATTGCACTACGGGGGAATGCAGGCTGAATCATAGTGCTTCCCCACACTATTGTCATACTGAAATCACCGTTGCAACACCAGCCTTCGGTGATGCTTGATGCACTGCCATCGCCAATGCAACTGCAGCCTGCACTGAACTCTGGGCATCCCTTCTACCAATTCTCCAAGATGAATCGCCAAGCGGTTGGCGACTCGAAGCTGCAACATGATCTGTTAGCAACTGCTGGCCTCGATGTTTTAACCTGCCACCATTTAATGCACCGGATGTTTCATCGCAACCTTGCGCAAAGATAGACATGTTCACCACAAACACCGGTATTCGAGACTGCATAAGTAATGGTGCAATGTGTGCCGCACCATCACGCATCATCGAGACATTTCGGACAGAGTATTCCTTTGCCCATTTCGCTACTTCACCAGCAATAGGCATAGCATCCATAGCAGTATCAGACTTCCAATGCTGAATAACACCACACCCAAGGTCACCAGTAGGGAACTGTTGGACTCCAACCAAGACGCATTCTGTTCGCTCCCAGTTGAAATCAAGAGCAAGCCAAGTAGGATGCCCAGGAGTGATAACCAAACTAGAATCATAACTTTCAGCCCATTTCTCCATGTCAAAAGCGTTCTCGATTGTATCTACCCATTGGCAGAGCATTTCTGTCCGGATAACGTTTGGCCTGTCAGACATTCTGCCCTCGAGGACATCTATTGAGATTGTGTGACCAAGAGCTGGGTTAGCCATCTGCCAAGCCACACGATCATCTATCGAACAGTTCGGTGGCGCACTCCATTCCATCCAAAGTGTGTTCGCTACCTTGCCATTCGCAACATCTTTATAAGCATTATCTCGCACTCGATTAAGAACAACTGAACTTGCATCCCCAGCGTTTGAGGTAAGCCAAGTTTGGGGATTAGGGCGTGCCGTAGTCGTATAAACGAGCGCTGCATAAGCCTCGTCATCTTTATGCTCTCTAAGTTCGTCAATGATGACAAGGTCTGCAGATAATCCGCGCGAACCGCCGTTAGGTGCAACCACCTTGTATCGAGCGCCATTTTTAAGTCTAATCTCCTCTTGGCCATTTGCCCACCTAACGTAATCGAGTTCAGCATTTAAGAATGGAACTTGCTGGATGATGTCTGCTACAAGCTTGAAGGTTTCTCGAGCAACTTCCCTATTCTGGGCAGTTGCCACAATCAAGCGTTCATCCCACAAGTAAAGCCCGGCAAGAATCCGCATCCGGAGGGCATGAGTCTTACCTGACTGGCGAGCCACAATACAAGCAATCGTTTTATGGAACCAATGCCCATCAGCTTTAACCTTGCAAGCATCATCAAACAAAGTCTGCTGCCAAGGCATCAACGGCATACCAATTGCCTCAGCTAGTGCGCTTACTTCGTGGCTTCGGCTTTGCAGACTTGGAGACTTCGTTCTGATTCGTGGTAACGGATTGCCCACCAGCAACTTTTCGGATGGCATCTAAAGGACTCACCTCCGACCTTGGCTCTTGAACCTTCGCATCACGCCCAGAGATTGAAAGCCCTAGATCACGTGTCACAGTTTCAAACAACTTGCCTAAACGAAGCACAGTTTGCTCATCACTGCTGGCATCTAAGAACCGGGCAAGTTTGAAAGCCCAGGCAATCGAAACTTCATCAGCAGGTGTCAACCACTTTGCAGCTTTAATGCTTCTCTCCAAGGCAGATTCCAATTGCCCCAGTATTGGCTCGGGTGACTTCGGTTTAGTCTGTTTTGCATTTGTCATGGTCGTATCTTAAACGGATTGGAATCGTCAATTTCAGGCGAAGGGAGAAATCAGACTTAAGAATGGCGCTCGCTATAAGGTTGTGGCACCAAACGGTGGCTCTCGAGGATTATCGGCAGACCTTGTCATCATTGACGAACTCCGCGAGCATAAAGATGATGAGGCATATGCAGCTTTGGTTTACACGACAACAGCACGCCCAAATCCACAAACATGGCTCACATCCAACGCAGGTGATGCGTCGTCTGTTGTTCTTAATCGAGTCAGAGATAATGCGTATAAAGACGTTGCGAATGGCAAAGTAGCGAACACTCTTTGGATGGAATGGTCAGCACCACAGAACTGTGCGATAGATGATCGCGAGGCGTGGCAGATGGCTAACCCAGCGCTAGGTCACACAATCTCAATTGACGTGCTTGAGGGTAGAATGAGTGACCGACCGAATGTTATCCGGACGGAAATGTTGTGCCAATGGGTGGACACAATTACAAATGCATTTGATATGGAGAAATGGGCAGAAAGTTATGACAGTGATTTGGTTATTACTCCTGGCAATCCTACTTGGTTTGCAGTTGATTTCAATTGGGAGCGAACGGAGTGCGTCTTGGTCGGAGTCCAGCAGTTCCCTGATGGTTCTCTTGGGTGCGGTCTTATTCAGCATTGGAAGTCTGACTCTGCTATGGATGCTATGCCTATTGCTGGTGAAGTAGCGAAGTGGGCAAAAGAGTTCTCTGTCCGGAACGTATCCATGATGCGTGATGGTGCAGCACATATTGCTCCGCTACTTATGCAATCAAGGATTCAAGTGTTCGTTGTAAACATGGCTATCTTTGCTCAAGGTTGCGATGAACTTGTTGGAGCATTATCAGGCAATAGACTTAGACATCGAGGTCAGCAACTTTTAACGGATCATGTTGCAGCTTCGAGTAGACAACCTCTCGGCGATTCATCGTGGAGAATTGGTAGAAGGGATGCACAATCTTCGGTTCAAGCTGCGGTGGCTTTAGCCATGGCGGTTCACCAAGCTAGTCCAAAGGTTGGCATGGCAACAGTGGTTTCAGTATGACAATAGTGTGGGGAAGCACTATGATTCGTCCTGCATTCCCCCGTAGTGCAATGTAGGTTCCCTTCCACCTACGAAGCCCCAGTATTCGCCT